CTGAATTATGTAAAAAAATAAATCCAGATAAAGACTTCTGGCCAGAAACATTTAGAGATCTTAACAAAAAGATTGGTGAGCCCCCTTTAGACCCAAGAGAATTAAATGTCTTAATTAATCAACACACTAAAAATGATTATAACTACAGATGTAATTCATCTATTGCGAAAATGCATTGTGATGCAAAAAGGTGTGTTACTAAAAAATTTGGTATTAATCCAAATGAAGCTATGCCAGAAGTTGGTAAATTAATTAAATACAATGTCTACCCTGAACCTTATTGGGTACTTCCAGTAAATGGTATTAATGTAAAATTAGATAATAAAGAATTATACTCACAAAGATTGTTTGCTGAGAAACTACAAGTTGCAGATATTGTTTGGAGGACATTAAAACCTTCACGACAAAACCCAGATCCATGGTCGGACTTTAAGGAAGACTTACTAAAAAATAAAATAGATATGGAAGGCTATGATGCTGTAGCTGATAAGGACGATATGTTTAATTCTAAAATGGTACAGTTTTTTGAAGACTGTGAGGTGCATGATGAGTTTGATCAAATTGAAAATGGTTACATATGGTTAGATAATCCAGATGCTGCAAAAGCTACTGAATTACGATTTAAGCTACAAACATTTCAAAGATTTATGAAAAAAATGGGTAATAATTGGAATAATAGGGAATGTGTTAACTTCTTACAGGTCGGAGGGGCGAAGCCTAAAAAAGATTATGGTAAAATACAATCTAGGCATTGGACATGCCCTATGCCTAAGTTACCAGAATACAAGAAAAAAGAGGTTAAGCATGAAAAAGCAAAAGCTCCATGGCAAGACCATTAAGATCTTTGGTCCACCAGGAACAGGTAAAACACACCAGTTATTAGAGAGAGTTAAGTGGTTCATTAAAAGTGGAGTACATCCATCACAAATAGCTTATTTTAGTTTTACTAATAAGGCAGTGGATGAAACTATTATGAGACTTAAACTTGCTCTACCTGATTATACGGAAGAAGACTTTCCATATTTTTCTACGATACACAGCTTTGCAAGAAGACAATTTGCACAAATACCGGTGTTGGATCCTAACGACGACATGTTACAGTTCCACTCTGATTACGGAACTATTAAGATTAATGCAGCTAGAGGGTTTGAAGATCAAAAGGTATTTAACAATTGGTCATTACAAATCTACGACCGAGCACGGAACACGAAACAGGATCCAGTGCATTTGTATAAACAGCAGGATCGTAAAGAAGTAAGGTTAGCACAATTTCAATCTATCATTACAGCTTATGAAAATTTTAAAACATTTGAAGTTGAACCAGGTATAAGAGAAAGAGACAGATTAGATTTTACAGATATGATTGAGAAGTTTATTCAGGAAGGAAACTGCCCTGATCTTAAAGTTCTTATGGTAGATGAATCTCAAGATCTTACCCCGTTACAGTGGGATCTTGTAATTAAATTAGCTGGAAGTTCTAGAAAAGTTTATCTTGCAGGAGATGATGACCAGGCCATTTATGAATGGAATGGTGCAGATGCAGATTTTTTTATACACTTCCCAGGCAAAGTAAAAGTGTTAAAACAATCTAGAAGAATACCTGGTAAAGTACATTATTTTTCAAAATTACTCATGCTGCCAGCTGAAGGATTTAGACAAGAGAAAGAATTTAACGCTAGAAACTCTGAAGGATCCATTACAACTTATACATCCTTAAAGCATATTGATTTCAATTTAGATGAAAGTTGGATGATATTATCCAGAATTAGAAAAGTAAAAGAAGAAGTAGAACAAGATCTTTATGATATGGGTGTTTACTTTCAAGACGTTCAAGGACGTAAATCATTTAAGATAGAGCAATGGCAAGCCATTAAAGCTTGGAAGCACCTGATGGATGGTGGATCCATAACCAGAGAGGAAGCTTGCATTATGTATCACTATATACAGAACATTGACCACGGCTACCGATCCGCTGATAGTCAAAAATGGAATTTTGCACATCCTAATCAACCTTTTAATTATGATGAGCTGCAGTTAAGAGCAGGACTACAAGAACCAAAAGGCCACTGGACAGATGCATTTAAAATTAGATTTAAGGATAAAGAGAAAGATTATTTAATACGATTAATGAATAACGGAATAGATTTAAACGAATCATCTAAAATTATTGTAGATACTATTCACGCTGTAAAAGGTGGGGAAGCAGATAATGTAGTGATGTTAGCTAAATCAAATTGGCCTTCACACTACGAAAAAAAGAATTTACAGGAGAAAATTAAAGAGCTTAGAGTTTGGTATACTGGTGTTACACGTACAAAAAAAGCTTTACATTTAGTTAATACTGATCATAAATACCATTTTCCACTAGGGAAATTTTATAATAATTATAAGGCAAACTATGAGCTCAAAATCAGAACTGGAGAGAGTGTTCCCTTCTAATAGACAAGAAGGCGGTGATCACTACAGTAAGCATAAAATACAACCCTATACATTTATAACAGAAAACAATTTATCGTTTTTTCAAGGAAACGTAATTAAATATGTTGTGAGGTATAAAGACAAGAACGGAATAGAAGATCTTAGAAAAATAATTCATTACTGTGAATTAGAAATTGAACAGCTTAGAAAATAAAGATGGAAGCTAATAAACCTATAGAAGTACATCTTAATTTTTATAGAAGATTAAAAGCATTTAATGTTATTTTAAACAATATTATTGATGGTGGGTGTTTTAAAGGATCCTGGACTGAAAAAGTAAAAAAAATTTATCCTAAAGCTAACTTTTATTTAATTGATGCAAATCCTAAGTACAAAGAGGATTGTGAGAAGTTTGGTAAATTTTATAACTTTGCTCTAGGCCAAAAAGATGAGGAAAGAGAGTTTCACTTTTCTACTAAGCTTGGCGGTGAGACAGGTAATTCGTTATATAAAGAAAATACAAATGTAGATTTTGAAACAAAAACAATTCATGTTAAAAAATTAATTAATGTGGTACCTGATATTAAATACGATTTAATTAAATTAGATTTACAAGGTGCTGAACTAGAGGTTATAGAAGGTTCTTTACATTTATTTGAAAAAACAAAATTTGTACAATTAGAATGCCCTGTGCATGATAACAATATTGGAGCACCGAAATTTGAAAACTATATCAACTATATGAGTAACAGTGGTTTTAAAGTTTTTGATTGTGAGTCTTTATTTATTAACTGTAAACTTATGGCAATGGATGTTGTTTTTGTTAACACAGCATTACCTAAAGTATCAACTTTAGAAAACTCTAAAATATATTACGAAAAGAAAGGAAACGATGACACACCAGCTTAATTTTACATTTCAAGAATCAGATTGGGTATGCCCTTCTGAATATCCAGATCTAACCCATGCCGACGCTATTGCAATAGACTTAGAAACTAAAGACCCAAATATGAAGACACTGGGACCTGGATGGCCTAGATTTGATGGTAACATTGTAGGCTTTGCAGTTGCAACAGCTGGACAACAGTATTATTTCCCAATTCATCACGACGCAGGCGGTAACATGGATGAAGGTATTACAGTTGCATATATTCAAGATATTTTAAAATTACCTTGTCCTAAAATATTTCATAACGCTCAATACGATGTAGGTTGGTTAAAGATAAACGGCTTTGAGATTAGAGGTAAAATTATTGATACCATGGTTGCTGCAGCTATAGTAGATGAAAATAGATTTTCATATTCATTGAATTCACTTGGTTTTGATTTACTGGGAGAAATTAAATCAGAACAATTTTTAAAGGATAAAGCTAAAGAGTGGGGAATAGATCCTAAACAAGATTTATGGAGAATGCCTGCTGGATATGTTGGACACTACGCAGAGCAAGATGCTGCGCTAACCTATAAGCTTTGGCAATATTTAAAACCACAAATCATAAAAGAAAATTTACAAGATGTATTTGATATGGAAATGGAGCTGCTACCAATTCTTATTGATATGAGAATGACAGGCTTGAGAGTTAATTTAGATAAAATAAAAATATTAAAAAAAGAATTTGTTTCAGATGAAAATAAAATATTAAGAGAAATTAAAGATCTTACTGGTATGAAGATAGATATCTGGGCTAATAGATCTGTTGCAAAAGCATATGATTATTTAGGAATTGATTATCCTTTATCTGAAAAAGCTAAAGAACCAAGTTTTACTTCTAATTGGTTACAGAACTCAGAACATCCAATTTCAAAATTAATTAGAAATGCAAGAGAAGTTAATAAATTTCATTCAACTTTTTTAGATGCCATTGAAAGATATTCTTTTAAAGGTCGAATACATTCAGAAATACACCAGTTGCGATCGGATGGTGGTGGAACGGTATCTGGAAGATTAAGTTATTCGAACATGAACTTACAACAAATACCAGCAAAAAATAAAGAATATGGAGATAAGATAAGAAGTTTATTCTTACCGGAAGAAGGAAGACAGTGGGGCTCTTTTGATTATTCACAGCAAGAGCCAAGATTAGTTGCACATTATGCAGCTTCTATTGATGCAGGATTTTCTGGAGTGGATGAATTTATTAAATCATATCAAAATGAATCTGCAGACTTTCATCAATTAGTTGCGGATATGGCAGGTATACCTAGATCCGCTGCCAAGACAATTAACCTGGGTATCTTTTATGGTATGGGTAAAAATAAATTATCTAGAGAGTTAGGTATTTCAAAAACAGATGCTGAACAATTGTTGCAGCGTTACGATAGTCGAGTTCCTTTTGTTAAAAAACTAGCCAACGAAGTTATGGCTTCTGCAAGTAAATTTGGATTTGTTAGAACGATTAAAGGTCGTAAATGCAGATTTGATATGTGGGAGCCAACAACTTTTGGTATGTATCAAGCTATGAACTATGAAGAAGCTAAAGCACATTATGGAAATAATATTAAAAGAGCTATGACTTACAAAGCTTTGAATAGATTAATTCAAGGATCTGCAGCAGATCAATCCAAACAAGCAATGATTGATTGTTATAATGCTGGTTACAAACCTTTATTACAAATACACGATGAATTATGTTTTTCAATCAACCAAGAAAAAGATATAAAGGAAATATCTCACATTATGGAAAATTGTATTGAAAATTTAAAAGTACCATTTAAAGTAGATGTAGCGTTAGGACCAAGTTGGGGTGAAGCAAAAGAATAAATTATTACACGTAAGAACAGCAAAAACTGCTAGCAGCAACATACAAAATTGGTGTAACCTTAATAAAATCTTATCTACGGATAATATGACCTGGTTATCTAACTATAAAAATCAATTAAAATTAAATAACCCTGAGTTTAATATTTTATTTACGTCTGTTAGAAATCCTTATCGTAGAGCATACTCACAATATCGTTATTTAAAAAACGATACAAATTGGAGAAAACGTTGTGACCCAAAATCATTTAAAGATTTTTTAGAATTTGATTTTACAAAATTATCACACCAACATTTACAAACGCATAATACATCCGTCACATATTACTTAGACAAATATCTTAATAGGATAACCCATTTTATAAAAGTAGAAAAACTTTATGAAGATTTACAAATTATATGCGACCTATATGATTTAATACCACCACAAAAAAAGGCTATAGTTTATGAAACGCATTACTACAAACCTGAAATGGACGAAGAATTTGAAAATAA